AAACCCGCAGGGTACATCAAAGACTTCAAAGCACTTAGTGAGGATATGCAAAAGCTTATACGTACAATCAAACGTGTGCGTGTTATATTTGGTTTAGCTACACTTACTAATCCTGTTGATGAGAGTGGTAAGAAGATCAGTAACTTTGATACCAATATTCCTGTTATATTTGAAGTAGACAATCGGACTAGCTTTAAAACATCAGGTGAGCCTTTTACATCATTAGCTAAACGTAAGCATTTACCTATACAACATTTAATTGATTTTAGTACTGAAGTACAGGAACTACAAACAGGTGGTAAGTATTATACAGTTATTGCCAAACTTCGTAGTGAGTCAATTGATGTTAACAAGGAAGATGCTGAAATGCTACAATCATTTTTAGATTGGATAACTAATTACAATAATTATGTTACTACTAGCTTTGATGAGAAGAGAGGTAATCATGTGTCAGAAGAAGAAGCAGAGATTATCGATCAGATTGTGGGCAATGATTTACCTGAAATTGAGGTAGCCTAATGAACCATCCTGTTGAACTGTTGGCTCAAGCCTATCTTAAAGATATTGTTAATAACAAAACTAAGATGGACTCCGACACTATCGAAACTGTTGTTAATGATATACGAGATGCCTTGCACCGACAGTTTGCAGGGGAAACACGACAAGAGTTTAGACTAAGACCATCTAACTTGGGCAGACCTAAGTGCCAACTGTGGTTTGATAAGAACAAGCCTAGTAAAGCATCTGATCTGCCCTCTAACTTTGTCATCAATATGTTTCTAGGAGATGTTGTTGAAGCAGTATTCAAAGGCATCCTACGAGCCATGAAAGTTGAGTTTCAAGATAATGGCAAGATTGACCTAGACGTAGATGGTGAAAACATTACAGGTGAATACGATCTTATCTTAAATGGTAAAGTTGATGACGTTAAGTCAGCATCAGCTTGGTCATATAAGCATAAGTTTGATAATTATAATAGTCTAGCAGAGCATGATGCGTTTGGTTACATACCACAATTAGCTATCTATTCAGAGGGTACAGGTGCTGATGTAGGTGGTTGGTGGGTAATCAACAAAGGCAATGGCGAGTTCAAGTACGTATCAGCCGAGCAGATGGACAAAGATGCTGTAATGAAAGAAGTTAAATCAACAGTTGCTTACATAAATAATGATGAGCCTTTTGAGAGGTGCTATGAACCTATTCCTGAAACATACAGAGGAAAAGAATCAGGCAACATGGTCTTACCTAAAGAGTGTCACTTCTGCAAATATAAATATGATTGTTGGGATAACATACAGGAGCTACCATCTAAAGTATCTCAAGCTAAAGAGCCACCTATAGTAGAGTATATATCTTTAGCATGAGGAGAAGACACAACAAACGTAAGTATCGTAGTGGTCTAGAAGAAAAAGTAGCAGAGTTTATACAAGAGCATGAGTCTTGTGTTCGCTATGAAGAGTTCAAGATCAAATGGACAGATGTACGTTTTAGAGTATACACTCCTGACTTTGTTCTAGATAATGGTATTATTATAGAAACAAAAGGACTGTTTACTAGTGAGGATCGTAGAAAACATATTGAAGTACAAAAGCAACATCCAGAATTAGATATTCGATTTGTCTTTACAAACGAAAGAAATAAACTATATAAAGGAAGCAAGACTACTTATGGTATGTGGTGCGATAAAAACAATTTTAAATATGCAACGAGGATTATACCTCTTCAATGGTTAAAGGAAAAAAATAATGTACGTAATAAACGAAAATGATTTTGCCCTTATTATTAGATGCACAGAAAAGGATGGTACGTGGGATGGCAATGTAGATATTAAATTATTTTATTCTGAAGATAACATGTATGGAAAAGAAGCCATAGACAATGTTCTTAAAATGATGAGTTTACTTAGAACATGCATTACAATGATGACTGAAGATAAAAATTTCTTAGCTAAAGTTCATGCTAAAAACAAAGAAGAACATGAAGCTCAAGTGCATGAAGAGATGGATAAACATGATGCACTTGAACATAAAGTAAAGAGTAATCCAAAAATAGTTTCTAAAAAAGGTAATGTAATAACAATTGATTGGGGGCAAATGTGAGAAAGAATAATGATTTAATGGATGTTATGCCTGAGTACTCTGAAGATGCTTTTACACCTAATCTAAAAGACATGGTTAATAATCCACCTCATTATAATCAACATGGCATAGAATGTTTAGATGCAATACAAGCCGCAACAGGTGAGGGATATCAGTATTACTTACAAGGCAATATACTAAAATATCTGTGGAGATATAGATATAAGAATGGAAAAGAGGATTTACAAAAAGCATTATTTTATCTACAAAGAATGATTGAGGAAGTAAATGAAAGTTAAAGTATTTTTAATGCTTGACATTGATGAGGAAGAAAATATACTTCCTATTGACGATGGCATTGAGGATGCTGTACAAAGCACCATTGAAGATTTAATCTTTGATGTTGATGGAATTAAAATTAAAAGTATAAAGGTGACACATGACAAACGCACTACCAACTGATTACCAAAACTTCATAGCTGTTTCTCGCTATGCAAGATGGATTGCTGAAGAAAACAGAAGAGAAACATGGACAGAAACAGTATCAAGGTACATGGATTACTTATGTAGCAAAATTAATATTGACAATGCTACTAAAGGGTATCTGTGGGAAGCGATACATAGCCTACAAGTAATGCCATCTATGAGAGCATTAATGACTGCGGGTGTCGCACTTGATCGTGACAATACTGCGGGATACAACTGTGCTTACTTGCCTGTTGATGATCCCAAATCATTCGATGAAGCTATGTACATATTACTGTGTGGTACAGGTGTTGGCTTTAGTGTGGAAAGACAGTATGTAGAAAAGTTACCTGATGTTCCTAATAAATTATATAAGTCAGATACATGTATTAAAGTTAAAGATAGTAAAGAGGGTTGGGCAAAATCGTTACGAGTATTGATTTCACTTTTATATGCAGGTGAAATACCTATATACGATGTATCAAAGGTACGTCCTGCGGGATCAAGGTTAAAGACATTTGGTGGTACTGCATCTGGACCCGGACCTTTAGTGCAACTGTTTCAATTTGCTATCAATACATTTGAAAATGCTAAAGGACGCAAACTTAATTCATATGAGTGCCACAGTTTAATGTGTAAAGTTGGTGATGTAGTTGTATCAGGTGGAGTACGTCGGTCAGCTATGATTAGTTTGTCTAATTTGTCTGATATAAGAATGCGTCATGCTAAGTCAGGTAAGTTTTATGAAACTGCACCACACATGAGTATGGCTAATAATAGTGTTGTCTACACAGACAAGCCTGATGGTGCTACATTCTTACGAGAGTGGACTTCACTTGTTGAGTCTAAGTCAGGTGAACGTGGTATATTCAATAGAGTTGCCGCACAAAAGCAAGCTGAGAAGAATGGAAGACGCACATCAGACATAGATTTTGGATGTAATCCATGCTCTGAGATCATACTGCGTCCATATCAGTTTTGTAACCTCACAGAGGTGGTAGTTCGTGATAAAGATACCTCTGATGACCTAGCGAGAAAGGTGCGACTAGCAACGATTCTAGGCACAGCACAGGCGACATTGACTAAGTTTCCATATCTAAGAAAAGTGTGGACAGATAACACAGAAGAAGAAAGATTGTTAGGTGTTAGTCTTACAGGTATTATGGATAATGGATTGACTAGTTCTACATATGATTTGAAACATATATTACAAGAGTTAAAACAAGTGGCTATTGATACAAATAAAGTTTATGCTGATAAGTTTGGTATACCACAATCAACTGCAATTACTTGTGTTAAGCCTAGTGGTACAGTATCTCAACTTTGTGATTCAGCTAGTGGAATACATCCTAGATATTCAGAGTACTACATAAGAACTGTAAGAGGTAGTAATCACGATCCACTTACACAGTTTATGAAAGAACAAGGTGTTCCTAATGAGCCTTGTGTAAGTAAGCCTAATGAGAATACTGTGTTTAGTTTTCCATTTAAGTCACCTCGTACATCTGCAAATGTATCTAATGTATCTGCTTTAGATCAGCTAGAGTTATGGCTAACGTATCAAAGATATTGGTGTGAGCATAAGCCTAGTTGTTCTGTTTATGTTAGAGATCACGAGTGGGCAGAAGTTGGTGCATTTGTTTACAAACACTTTGATGAAATGTCAGGTGTATCTTTCTTTCCTAAAGATGATCACGTATATCAACAAGCACCCTATAGTGAATGCACTAAAGAAGAATATGAAGAAGCAATAAAAAAAGCCCCATCTAGAATAGATTGGAGCTTGTTAAAGGACTTTGAGAAAGAGGATACCACCTCTTCTAGTCAGACATTTGCTTGTAGTGGAGATTCATGTGAAGTTGTTGATATTGGTGCTTAAATGCAATATGATCTTTTTGAAGAGCTACCTACGGATGTAGAAGATGGTAAGACTTGCATTAAATGTAACAAATACCTACCACAAGAAGCATTTGAATGGTTTTCTGGATCTACCACATGGAGAAGACCACAATGTAAACAATGTAGAGGAGAAAGTAGACGTACAGTACAAGAGCTAAAAAAAACTGCTCCCCCATTAACATCTGAGCATGTTTGCCCAATCTGTCAAAAAAATAAACAACAAATATCTTTACATAGATCAAGCCGAATGGGTTCATTTGTTTTAGATCACGATCACGAAAAAAAGGTCTTTAGAGGTTGGTTGTGCCATTGCTGTAATACAGCACTAGGTATGCTAGGCGACAATCTAGACACGATACAAAGAGCATACAATTACTTAAA